TAAGGAACTATTACGATGGAAGTTCGATATAGTCCCACCTAAGGGTGGGCATTCATTAGGGAGATAAGCTGACTGTAAATCAGTGCCTTCGGGTGTGTAGGTGCAAATCCTACCCCACCCACCAATTCAGCAGAATGTAGCACAGTCCGGTAGTGTGACCGCTTTGGAAGCGGTAGGCCCTAGGTTCAAATCCTAGCATTCTGACCATTAACCCAGGTGTATGAACAAAAAGAAATGTCGGTATTGTTCTAAGTTATTTGTTCCTAAAACTCCAAAACATTTGTTTTGTAGCAGGAGCCACTGTGACCACTACAACAATAGCCGCACCTGGGACAGATACTTTAAGAAACTACTAAATAATAACGCAACTAAACGCAAAGCCCTTACTACTCAAGCACTATTAGAATTATTTGATAAGCAAGGTGGTAAGTGTGCTATTAGTGGTGTTAAGCTTACTAAGCTTGCTGGTAAAGGGCAAGTATCCACCAATGCCTCGATTGATAGAATTAAACCCGGTGGGCCATATAAACTTAATAATATTAGGCTTGTATGTAACTTCATAAACTCTTTTAGAGGAAACCTCTCGGACTCTGAGTTCTTTTGGTGGTGTAAGGAAATAGTAAAAAATAATGGCAGGCTGGACTAGTAAGCACAAGGATAATTTTAAACTTAAAAAGTGTGATAATTGTAATATAGAGTTTAAGCCTAAAAGCGGTATTCATAAGTACTGTTCTGAAAAGTGCAAAGGGGCGTATAAGTATATAAGCGGCTCTGTAACTACGGAAACCCAATACGAAAAAATAAATAAGAGTTGGCGAAGGTATTTACAGAGAATTTTATACTGTAGAAAACGTAAAAATAAAATAACTGTAGATGAGTTACTAAGTATTTTAGAAAAACAAAAATATCTCTGTGCTCTTAGTGGTGTTCCTTTAACTGGGTATTTAGAAAAAGGAAAAACAATAAAAACTAATGCTTCTATAGATCGTATTGTGGCTGGTGGCGAGTATTCTGTTAATAACGTGCAACTAGTATGTGTTGCGTTAAACAAATATAGATGTGATACTGAACTAAAGGAATTTATAGATTGGTGTAAGAAGGTTGCTAAACACAATGAGTAATAAGGCTACCGGCAGATCATACGTTTACGATACGAAATACGAATCCAGCCCGCTTCAAAAGAAGCGTAGAGCAGCCCGAAACGCTGCCCGTAGAGAGGCCGAGAAGCGGGGTTTGGTGCATAAGGGAGATAAAAAAGACATTGACCACAAAATTAGAAATTTAGGCGGCAATTTAAATAATGCTAAGTCTAATTTGCGCGTTCAGTCTCGCAGTGTAAACAGAGGCAGAAACGCACCTAAAAAGTAAGAAATTAAAGAGGGCTAATGTTTCTGCTAAAAGTAATTCTTCTAATAGCCCTGCTACTTCTAGCAATTAACGCTTTACTTTATATTGCTATAGAAATATTAACGATAATTATAAGAAGGAAATAAATGGATTTGTTTTTAGTTGGCCTCTTTATCGTGGCCGTTGTTGGTTCCGTGATTGGTTTTGAAACCTACATTAAACCGAAGCTTATTTCTCTTAAAGCTAAGTTAAAGGAAAAACTCTAATGGCTGACTCTGACGTTGGTACGACTAACTCTAAATTCTCTAAAGCTGTGACCACTGGTGCCACTATGGATACCGGGCAGCTTGTTGAATACGATCCGGCTAATGGTTCGTACCCTGTAGGCACTTCTCCTGGTAACGGTAAGGACTGGGGCAAGAAGTCTGGGGATGACGCTGACTTAACCAAGGGTCATGCTAGCCGAATTGATAGACCGGAGACTCTGCCTGTCTAAAGAAGTAGTTAAAGTATCCGAGCAACAGCAAAAGTTTTTAGATGCTTTGCGTGATCCAAACATCTACGCCGTCCCCGCCCGCAACCGATATCGTTGGGCTGCTGACATTGCCGGATACTCTAATACCACATCTATAGCCTCTATCGTTCGTCCTCTCCAAGAAAAGATTATTGAGCTTGCTGAGAAGATGATTGCAGAAGCTTCTTTGTCTGCTGCTTGGGTTCTACAAGAAACAGTTGACGGGGAAAATATTGAAGCTGTGGCTACTAAGTATAAGCTTGCGGCTGCTTCTGAGATTTTAGATAGAGCCGTGCCCAAGAAAACTGCAAAGGCTCCTGCTACACAGGGTCCGCTGGTTACTATTGTTTTGCCAGCTAAGCAGGGTCATCAAATTCTTGAAGCTATAAAGGATGAATGAATTTAAACATCTCTTGCGTTTACAAAATAGTTTGTAATAAAAATAATAAAGTCTATATAGGTTCTGCTGTAAACTTTAGAAAGAGAAAAAACGACCATTTACGGGAACTTAAACAAGGTGTACACGCTAATAAAGCCCTACAAAATGCGTTTAATAAATACACAGAAAAATATTTTAATTTTATAGTTTTAGAAATATGTAAAGACAAAACTTCTTTAGTAGATACTGAGCAAAAGTGGATAGATTTTTATAAATCTAATAATAGAAAGCTTGGTTTTAATATAAGAAAGATAGCACGTAGTAACTTAGGCGTTAAATTTTCAGAAAAAACTAGAAAGAAATTATCTACTATACATAAAGGTAGAAAATTTACCCTAGAACATAGGAATAAAATAGCTGCTGCTTTAAGAGGAAAAGCCAAAACAGAAGCTCACAAAAATAATCTAGCTAAAGCTAACACTGGTAAAAAAGCAAGTGAAAGTACGAGAGCTAAAATGAGAGCCAGCAGAAAATTATATAATGAAAGTATATCTTCCTATAGAGCGTAAAGATTCTCGCGGCGTGCCTCCCTGGGGGTACGCTGTTCCTACTGATATGGATGCCAAGATTCTTCAGCCCATCAAGAGCCAATTAGATGTTCTTGAGAAGGGCTTTGATTATTTGGATGAAGGGGCTTCGTTCCAAAAGGTTGCTGACTTTATCACTCAAAAGTCCGGCGTTAGTATCTCCATCAGTGGGCTTAGACAGAGGTACTACAATGACCCAGATAGAGAAGAGGGTAGGCTAAAGAGGAAAAAGCTTGTCAGCAATTTCACGGATAATCACCCGACAAAGAAATACAAGAAGCGCACGCCGGAAGAAAAGGCAGTCATTCAGCGTGGACAAGCTAAGGCTAGACTCACTAAGGCTGAGAAAAGACTTGCAAAGCTCAAGGAATCTAAAGCGCGTGCCGAAGCTGAGATACAGCAGACCGTGGAGCAAGCTAAAGACAATGTGGCTGATAACAATGTCAACGTATCAGCGGAAGCTCCTGAAGCAGTACATCTTAGCGTTGAACCGACTGTAAAAGCTGCTAATGTTATTACTCCAAACCCAGGACCACAAACGGACTTCCTCGCAGCCTCAGAGCGCGAAGTACTCTACGGCGGTGCTGCTGGTGGCGGTAAGTCTTTTGCTTTAGTTATTGATCCTCTTCGGACTGTCCACCTTAAGTCTCATAAAGCCATTACATTCCGTCGCACCACAGACGAATTGAGAAGCCTTATTGCTATGACTAAAGAGATTTACACTAAGGTTATTCCTGGGGCTAAGTTTCTTGAGCAAAAGTCCACCTGGGTATTTCCTGCTGGTGGTACGCACTGGTACCGTTTCTTGGATAGAGATGACGATGTTACCTCTCTTCAAGGGCAGGACTTTACCTGGATTGGCTTTGACGAATTAACGCAGTGGTCTACTCCATTCGTCTTTAACTATATGCGAAGCCGTCTTAGAACGGATGATCCTGAGATTAGACCTTACCTGTCTATGCGTGCCACTTCTAACCCTGGCGGTGCTGGGCATGATTGGGTTAAGCGTACTTTCGTTAATCCTGCTCCCCACAACACTCCGTTCCCAGCCCAAGACTTAGAAACTGGGGAAACTCTTAGATACCCACCAAGTCATCCTAAAGCGGGTCAAGTTCTTTTCTATAGGAGATTTATCCCTGCTAAGCTTAAAGACAATCCTTACCTGTTTGAGGCGGGCGATTATGAAGCAAATCTGCTCGCATTGCCCGAAGTACAACGCAGACAATTACTTGAAGGTGATTGGGATATCGCGGAAGGGGCTGCTTTTACTGAGTTCCGCCGTTATGTTCATACCTGTGAGCCTTTCGATATTCCTGCTGAGTGGCGCAAGTTTAGGGCTTGCGATTGGGGTTACGATAAGCCTCATTGTGTACTCTGGTTTGCGTTATCTCCAGACGGAACTATTTATGTCTATCGGGAAATCTACGGCAGAAAAGTCCTCTCGTCGGACTTAGCTGATAAAGTTCTTTCCGCCGAAATGGGGGAGAATGTTATGTACGGTATTCTCGACCGCCACGCCTGGGACGTTAGAGATGCTAGCGTCACTCCTGCTCAAGCTATGATCGCTAGAGGATGCCAATGGCGTCCAGCCAATCAAGGGCCTGGGTCTAGAGTATCGGGTAAACAAGAAATACACAGAAGACTACAACTAAGAACACACTATAATGAAACCACTGGGGAAGAAATTCAAAAACCTAGTGTAATTATTTTTAATACGTGCGTCAACTTAATTCGCACTTTACCGTCAATTCCCCTGGATAAATCCAATACGGAAGACGTTGACTCGGATAGCGAAGACCACGCCTACGATGCCTTCCGGTACGGACTTGCTTCCAAGCCTATGGCTCGTAACGAAAGGTACGTTATTAACGCTGTCTCTTTTGCGCCACCTGTTAGATACGACAATTTTGGGTTTCCCTTAAGGTAAAATAAAGCAAATGACTGGATTTATCTCTAAAACTATTCCTTCTAATCTGTCCAAGGGTCTTGAAGACAACCCGGATGCCGTCATTGAGATGGGTGATGAAGTCTCTAATGAGGTAGCTACTAATTTAAACCCTATCGTTATGCACGTTAGGTCTAAATTTGAGGAAGCTAAGCTAGCTAGACGTATTCTTGAGCGTACTTGGATGGACTGCTACCGCAATTTCCGTGGTATTCAGGATGCCAACACCACGTATATTCAAACAGAAGTGTCTAAAGCGTTCATCAAGATCACTAAAACTAAGGTTTTGGCTGCTTACAGTCAGGTCTTAGAGGTAATTTTCTCTGGTAAACTGCTGCCAATTGAAATTGTTGCCAACGATGACCCTGTAGGTATCGAAGATAGCGTCCATGTAGACTCTCAAGACCCTGTTGGGCCGGATCAGCTTGACGAATCTGCCCTAAATATGTCTGCCATTGGCTACGAAGGCGATGGAAATGACCTTAAGCCGGGTGACACGATGGTTTCCCGTGGCTTGGCGTTCATTAAGAAGAAGTTTGGGGACGCTGTTAAGATTATTTCGGGTGAAGGAGACGCTCCTAATCGTATTTCCTTCCGCCCAGCGCAGATTGCTGCTGCTAAGATGAATAAGCGTGTCCATAGACAGCTTAACAACATGCGCTTTGATACGATTATGCGTCAAGGGCTGTATGAAGCTTGTATGTTGGGCACTGGTATCATCAAAGGGCCGTTTAATAGGGCCGTGGAGTTCCCAGACTGGGATGAAGAAGGTAACTATACGCCTACTACTGAAGAACAGCCTGTCTATCGCCATGTGTCTATTTGGGACTTGTTCCCAGACCCTATGGCTACTAACTTTAGCCAGATTACATACATTATCCAGCGCCATAAACTGAGCCGTTCTCAGCTTCGTGATCTTAAGAAGAATACTTCGTTCCGTAGATCAGCCATTGATAAGATCATTGACGAAGGAAAGCCTGATTATGTGTTTGAACAGTACGAGTTGGTACTGAATGAGAACGCTCAAAAGGTGGAAATGAACCGCTATGAGGTTCTTGAACTTTGGGGGATGATTGATACTAAGCTAATTGAAGAATTAGGTATTGACCTTGGGTTTGAAATCCCGGATGGCGTTGAAGAACTGCCTTGCAACGTTTGGGTTTGCGGGAATGAAATCCTGCGCTTTGTGTTAAACCCACTTACTCCTACTAGACTTCCTTATTACATTCTGCCTTACGAGTTTAACCCATACAGCGTATTCGGTGTTGGTGTCGCTGAAAACATGACCGATACCCAGATGCTTATGAATGGGTTTATGCGCTTAGCAGTTGATAACGCTGTGCTTTCCGGCTCAGTGATGTTAGAAGTAGATGAATCGGTGCTAGCTCCTGGGCAAGATTATAAGGTAGAAACTGGCAAAGTGTTCCGTAAGAACGCTGGTGCTCCAAATCAGCGAGGCGTGCAAAGTATTCAAATTCAGAACACTTCACAGGCCAACATTCAAATGTTCGACACTGCCCGTCGCTTAGCTGACGAGGCCACTGGTATTCCTTCATTTAGTCACGGCCTTACTGGTGTTCAAGGTGTGGGTAGAACTGCTGGTGGTATTAATCAACTTATGACGGCCTCCGAAGGTCCGATTAAAACTGTTGTTAAGAACGTTGACGACTACTGGTTAGAGCCAATTGGGCAAAGTATCTACTACTGGAATATGCAGTTCCAATTCGATAAGGAACTTAAAGGTGACCTAGCTGCAATGGCTAAGGGTACTGTAAACCTGATGCAGAAAGAAGTCAAGGCCCAAAAGCTTATTCAGTTTGCTCAAGTTGCGTTCCCGAACCCCGCTCTGGCTCCGTGGGTCAATGCTAAGAACTGGCTTAATGAGTTTGGTAAGTCGTTAGACCTTGACATTGAACACATTCTGAATAGACCTGACGAAGCTAAAATGCAGGCAATGATTATGCAGGCTGCGGGTGGCGTACAAAATCAAGGTAGCCCACCTAACCCAAATAATGCAGGTCAAGGCCAACCAACTGGACAAACTTTAGGACAAGCTACAGGAGCGTTAAATGGACAACAACTTAGTCAAGCCTCAGGCGGTCAACCCGTCCAGGCCCCAGGTGCGCAGGGGCCAACTATTAGCCAGTAAGATTGGGCGAGAAGCTATTGTTGATGTTGTAGAGTTTCTTAGACAAGAAGAAAAGGTACTGATTACACAAATTAAGGCCAGTAGCGAACTGGCTGAAAGTATCCTTAGAGGCAAGATCAGTAACTTACAGTACGTCAGCAAATTAGCGGAAGACTTAGAATGGGTTCAGACCAATTAGAAAGAGATATTATGGAACACCCTGGCAGATACGCTGGGGAGTTCTTTAAGAAAGGTGACTTTGAAACTGGCTGGAAACTATATTCTCACAGGGAAAAAGACTTGTGGAGTGCTGGTGGCCGTAATGTAGGAATCCCTTATTGGCAAGGTGAGAACCTTAACGGTAAGAGACTTGTATTAGGTTACGAGCAGGCTTTAGGGGAACAAATCCTATTTGCTTCGTTCTTTAATGAGCTTATGAGTAAAGGTGCGAAACTTACTGTCGAGGTTGACAAGAGATTAGTAACTTTATTTCAAAGATCATTTCCAACTTGTAATATTATTCCTTGGCAGTATCCTTGGCATCCTTTGATTAGAAAAGGTGACTATTACGCTCTTTTAGGCAAACCTGGGAAGTATCTTAGGACTAAACTAGAGGATTTTCCTAAAGAAAACAAGTGGTTAGTAGCTAAACCTTACACAAATGTACTGCTCAGTAAACCCGTTATTGGGTGTTCTTGGTGGTCGCCAGTTACCCCTAAAAACGTGTTTGTTGAGGAATTTGAGCCACTTAAGAAGTTTGATTGTGTAACATTACAGTATGGTGGCTCTGGTCCCAACTGGATGTATACCCCAGCAGGGCTTGATTTAAATAACGATTTAGATGGCGTTGCTGCTGTAATCAACAATTGCGACTATATTGTAACAATTTCTAACACTGTAGCACATCTAGCGGGTGCTTTAGGTAAACCTACCTACCTATTGTTATCTAATTCTCAATCTCGGCATTGGTACAGAGATTTGCCATTCTATCCTACAGTTACTACCGTTGAGAAGACGGAAAAAGAAACTTGGAAAGAAAAAATTTCTGAAATAGTGCTTGACATTGAAAAGTCTACAAATATAACTAGTAACATTATTTCGTCCGTAACACCACGCACGACCGAATTTAACTTAACGGTCCCGTGCCTAGGAGAACACTAATGACTTCGGGATTCTTCAATCCACAGACTTCAACTGATAGACGCATTGCCGATGCGGAAGCGGAACTTAAAGGCGCTGTGGAAAACGAAAGACCCGACCAACTGGCACCGCCAGCGGACCCGAAGGACCAAAAAGGTTTTATCTCTGATGCCCCTCCTGGGGGCGATGGTACTAACTGGCAGAAACGCTACGGCGATCTTCAGCGTTATATTGATAAGAAGCTGAAGCCAGAGTACCAAGCTAAAATTGACGCTCTTACGGGCGAAGTAGCTACACTTAAGGAAAAGCTTGCTTCTATGGTTAGCAAGTCTGCTCCAACTAATTTACCTGAAACGGAAGAAGATATTCTTGCCCTTCAGAAAGACAATCCAGCCGCCTTTGGTGCGATCATGAAGATGATTACTATTCAGGCTGAGAAGATTGTTCAAGATAAAGTTTCTAAGCTTGACTCCAAGTTTGCTGAAGTCGAAACGGTCCAGACTAAAAACCGCAGAGATGCAAGTGTTGTTGAGTTGAAGCGTAGACACCCTGACTTAGACGATATTGCTAAGGATGAGCAGTTCCACATTTGGATCGAAGGTCAATCAAAGACTTTCCAAGACGCCATCTTTAATAGCACTGACGATATTGAAGCTGCTGATGCTGTACTGACTATGTACAAGACAGTTTACAACATTGGCAAAAAGAAACCTAAGAAGAAAAACGAAAACCCGGATGTTGATCCGGCTTCGCAGCCTTCTATCCCTGACACTGACAGTAAGTGGCTCTTTACTGAATCGCAAATCGCTGAGATGGATAAAAAGAATCCACGCTGGTTTGACCAGAACGCGGAGGCGATTGAGAAGGCGCTGAAGGAAGGCAAAGTCCTGATGGACATTTCCGACCCTCGCGCTAGAGCTTAATTAGTGAGTACTACTAAGTGGTATTACTACGATACTGAAACTAAGAAAAGAATTAGAAAAAAGTACTCTGAGCTTACACAAAGAGAAAAAGAAATAGCCCAGAGTAATATACGTAAGTGGAAACAGAACAACCCTGAAAGAATACTTTTGGGCAATTGTAGAAGTCGAGCTAAAAAGTTAAAACTTCCGTTTAACCTTACAATAGAAGATATAGTTATTCCTGAGATTTGCCCTGTTCTCGGAATACCTTTACAAAAAGGGACTGGCAACCACTCAGCCAACTCCCCGTCCATAGATAGGATTATTCCTTTCTTGGGTTACATTAAGGGTAACGTGATTATAGTTAGTTACAAAGCCAATACTATGAAGTCTAACGGAACGTTAGATGAATTACAAAAGGTAGCAGAGTTTTATACTAACGTAATTGGAGTGCAGGGCGAGACTGCACAGGTGAGAAATCCAGGTAGAGATTACCTGCTTCCTACTTAATGACAAACGACCGTTTGTTACGCCTACCTTGTCTAGCTAGCCTCTGACGCAGAGCACCAATAGCAGAAAGCCGTGTAAAATATAAATAGGTCTTTTGTGTTTTGAATTTTAATTTTTCAACTCATAAAGGGGTATACATACAATGGCCTTTCCATCTAGCGCAGGCTACGCTAACTTACCTTCGGGCAATTTTAGCCCAGTAATCTATTCCAAAAAGGCTCAGCTTCAGTTCCGTAAGGTTTCTGTCGCGCAGGCTATTACTAATACTGAATACTACGGTGAAATCTCGGCTATGGGCGATACCGTCCAGGTCATCAAAGAACCCGTTATCACCGTTGCGTCGTATGCTAGAGGTCAGGACTTAAACGTTCAAGACTTGCAGGATGACAACCTCACTCTCGTTGTTGACCAAGGCAACTACTACGCTTTCGCGGTTGACGACATTGAACGCAAGCAGTCCCACATTAACTGGGAAGCGATGGCTGCGGATCAAGGTGGTTATCGTCTGAGAGATGCGTTCGACCAGAACATCCTGACGTACATGAAGAACCAAGTCTCTTCGACCATGACTTTGGGTACGACTGCTTCGCCTACTAAGATTATCCTGCCTACCGCTTCGGCCACCTATGGTACGACCAACCTTTCGGGTACTCAAATCCTGAACCGCTTGTCGCGTTACCTGGATGCGCAGAACGTTCCGCACGAAAATCGTTGGGCTGTGGTTGATCCGTTCTTCCTTGAACAACTGAGAGATGACGGTTCGCGTTTGATTAACGACCTGTATGTGAACAAGGGCGTGCTGAACAACGGCATGGTTACGACTCAGCCTGTTCACGGCTTCAAGCTCTACATGAGCAACAACCTGCCTTACGTGGGCACTGGTCCTACCGCGACCTCTGGTGCTAACTACGGTTACATCTTTGCTGGTCACGTTTCGGCTGTTGCCACTGCGGAACAGATCAAGACTTCGGAAAAGCTGCGTGCTGAACGTACCTTTGCCGATATCGTGAGAGGTCTGCACATCTTCGGTCGTAAGCTTCTGCGTTCGCCTGCTCTGGCTTGCTGCATCTACAACAACGCTCCGTAATCGTTTTAATATAAGGAGATACAATAAATGGCTACTATTAACTTTAAAGCGGGTACGGACTCGGGTAAGGCCCCATCTTCGTTATACTACAAGACCCCGCGACTTGTTTACCGTCACATTGACTTAGTTAAGGCAGTTACCTCCAAAGGTTCTGCCTTGGCTGCGGCTGACGTTATTCAGGCGATTGCCCTGCCGCAAGGCACTTGGGTTATTCGCGCTGGTGCGAAGGTTATCGAAGCTGCGAAGGACGCTAACGGCGCTGCCGTTGGTACCCTTAACTTCGGCGTCGGTACTCTTGGTGATGCCCAGCGTTTTGTGACCCAGAGCGTCGGCTCTGCCGTGTCCACTGGTTACGCGACTGATGGTTATGCTGGTACTTACACGTTCAATCCTACCAGCACTGACAGCATCAACATTCTGGTTAGCACTTACACTGGTACTACCCTGGCGACGGGTGTTATTACTGTGTGGGCGCTGGTTGCTGACTTGAACGAGTTCCCAGGTGCTAACATCGACGCTACGACTAACCAAGCTGGTGTGCCTCAGGCTTAATCTAGCTTCCCTGTGACTAAATTTGGAACCTCAGGGGTCATCTCTTGGGGTTCCATTTTCTTTTTTATGTGAGGGTTAATGTCAACATTCTTAGAACTTACTAATGACGTTTTAAGGCACTTCAATGAAGTTGAGTTAACTTCCGCTAATTTTGCTTCGGCAACCGGATTTCAAAACACGGTTAAAGATTACGTTAATGACGCCATTAGAGAAGTTCAGCAAGCTGAATACGAATGGCCTTTTAATTGGCACAGCACTACTCAGGTAGGTACGCTCAATAGCGCCCCCAACGTTTACTCCCTTCCCACTGACTGTGAAAGTGTGGATTGGGAATCGTTTATGCTTGTGCGTGACGATAATCTTACTAACCCTGTATCTCAAAAGTGGCTTCCTTATAAGGACTACGACTATTGGCTCCAAAATGATGCAGCCAATGATTATAACCAAGTTGGTCAGACTTTAGGCGTTCAGCCTCCGAAGTACGTATATCGTACTCAAGACCAGAAATTTGGTTTTTCCCCAATCTTCGATCAAGCTTACACCATCTACTACGAATACTGGGGCTATCCCTCGGAACTGTCTGCCTATGGCGACACTACGACTATTCCAAGTAGATTTGACCATGTAATTCGTAAAGGTGCTATCTCTAAAGGTTATTCCTTCAGAGGTAACATGCCTATGTCCAAACTGTACAAAGATCAGTTTGATGCTGGTATTAGCAAGATGAGGGAATTGCTTATCAATAGATACAAGACGCTTAGGGATGGTAGAGTTAGAAGGTCTGGTTAATGGGTACTGGTGCTTTTGGCGAACAGGCAGATTGGAAGACCAAATCTATCGCCATGCAAGGCGGTATGAAGTTTGACGTTGTTCCTGTTCTTAGAGACAACACGTATCCTGGCTCGTTAATCGACGCTCAAAACTTTCAGACCGGGCTTAAGGGCGGCTACGAGAGAATTAAAGGATACACTAAGTTTGATACGTCTGCTGTTCCTGGTACTGGCAGAGTGCTTGGTGCGTTTGTCTTTAATTACGGTGTAGTGGCTTGTAGAGACTCTAACGTTTATTACGGTACCGGAAACTATTACAGCACTTACTCCGGTTGGGGTGCTGCTATTAATCCCAGTGCGCGAACTGGTGCTGATCAGTACAAGGCGCATACGTATCAGTGGAGTGAACGTAGAATTGCGTTAGTTGACGGTGTTAATTATCCAATGCGCTACAATGGCACTGCTGCTATTGACCTTACTAACGCCCCTCAAGGTGCTACTTCTGTCTGTGAATATAATAATGCTTTGTTCTTTGCCAAAGAGGCGCACCTTTATGGTAGCGCCCCTAATGATGACACTACGTACTCTTCTGGTTCTGGTGGCTTTGAGTTAGTTGTAGGCGATACGATCGTTGGGCTTAAGGTATTCAGAAACGAGCTTTATATTTTCTGCACGCAAAGTATCGGAAAGCTCTCTGGGTCTTCTGCTGCTGATTATGTGTATACACAAGTCACTTCTGACATTGGCTGTACGTACCCTCACACCATTCAAGAAATGGCTGGTGATGTGTACTTCCTGGCACCTGACGGTATTAGAACTGTTTCGGCTACAGCGCGAATTGGCGACGTTAACTTAGCGTGTATCACTAATCCTGTTCAAGACTATGTTTCTGAGCAACTGGCCTTGTATGGGGATAAACAAGTTACCGCTTGTATCAACGATAGGCGTGCTCAGTATAGATTATTCTTTGGTAGTGAGTTTGATACCACTAGCCCAGGACTTAATATCTGTATGGCCGGTGCAAATCCGACTATGTACTCTGAAGGAAATAGTTACGAGTTCTTTAAACTCTCCGGTTTCCAGGTTTCTTGTTGTGACCACGGTGTTCTCGCTGATGGAAATAGCCAAGTAGTTGTTCATGGCGGGTATGACGGTTACATCTACCAACAAGAACAGGGAGACAATTTCGACGGGTCTAACATTCCTGCGTTTATACAGCTTCCGTACTTAACCTTTGATGATCCTGCTCTTAGAAAAGTCCTCTATAAACTTCGTCTGTACGTGTCTGTAGAAGATGACGCCATTGCAAACTTAACAGCACAAATTGGGCTAGACGATAACGACCCTACTGTTATGCAGCCGGGTTCTATCAGCATGACCAGTAACTTTCCGTCTACAGTTGCCGTCTACGGTTTTTCTTCAGGTTCGGGCACTCGTTACGGTGTTGCTAGATACGGCCAAGGCGCTGCTAGCAATTACTTAGTTAATCCGGTTGGTGGTGGGTATAACATCTCCATCACTATTTCGTCTAACGATATGCTTCCATCATATACTATTAAAACTGCTATCTTAACTTACGCTCTTGAGGCTAGACAATAAATGACGGCGAATGGCTACACTAGACAATCTACTGCTGCGATTGTTGATGGTCAGGTTATCAACGCTTCTGATTCCAATAATGAATACAACGCTCTTTTAAGTGCGTTTAATGGCACTACTGGACACGATCACTCTGGCGGCACTGGGTTAGGCCCTCGTATTAACCTTACAGCTACTACCCCCGGTGTCACGGGCATTCTTGACGCTCAGTTTGGTGGTATTCATACGGCTGCGGCCACTGATCCTACAGCTACAGACGACACTCCTGATTACGTTGTGGGTTCTTTGTGGATTAATTTAACCACGGATGCCACTTTCGTTTGCGTAGACAACACGTCAACTGCTGCCATTTGGCACAGACTTCCTGCCGGTACTATCACTGGTGCTACGACTATTCCTACTACGGCTAATGACGTAACACAGGGATACAAGATTGGTTCGCTAATCTACAACAGCACGCAAGGCTGCTTCTATATTTGTACTTCTGCAACTGCGGGTGCTGCTACATGGATTTCAGTTGGTAGAGGTAGAGTGTTTGTTGATACTGTTGCCCCTGGTGTTAATGATGATAGTACTAAAGGCTACATGCCTGGGTCTACAGGTGTAGAAACTACTACGCCTAATACTTATATTTGCGTGTCTAACGGTGCTGGTTCTGCTGTGTGGCAAAACGTCACATTCAACGTTGCGTTCGCAGCTATTGCTGCTCAAGTTTTCGGTTAAGGAGATATAATGGCTACTGCAATTACTCGTAAAAAGCTCTCTGGGTCCACGAATGGTAAAGGTATCTTAGTTACTGGAACTGCTACTGGCGCTTCTGTTACTGTGCATACGGTGTCAGCTAACCAAGATGAAATTCATATTTGGGCGTCTAATGTTAACTCTGCCACTGACTATGAAATTGTTATTGAAATGGCGGGTACTACAGACCCACAGGACACTATTAAGCTTACCATACCAGCTTACAGCATTCGTAAGGTTGTCGATGGTATTACTCTATCTAATTCTGCTGGTGTTGTCAAGGCATGGTCTGTGACAACTGGTAGCGTTATTTCTCTGTTCGGCCACGTTAATGAAATTGTGTAAGGATAAATAATGAGCCGTGGTGATATTTTTGGAGAAAGCTTCGCCTCTCTTAAGCAAGCTAAAAAAACAAGTGTTCTGTCTGGTGCGTATGCTGGTGTACAACCACCCAAGCTTATTACTGGTAATTTTATAAGACCATTAGGTTATAACGGAACTGACATAGGCCTAACTACCACTGTTAATAGATGCTATTATTTCCCCCTACCAATTCTTGAAACCCGCAGTTTTCAAGGGGCATCTGTTATTAATACGGGAGCAGGCGACAACGGCGAAAAGATCAGGCTTATGGTGTTCAGAGATGACGCTACTAACGGTGGTCCTGGAACATTAGAAAAGGATTTTGGTGAAATTACCTTAACTGCGGCGGTGGCTGTAAGAAC